AAGCCGATCAAGGTGCTCAGCCCGGAGCAACTGCGCCGCCGAGAGAAGTCCAAGCGCCGGCCGAACGCCAATCTTCCCCACATCGTCAACCCCTGGGGTCTGGCTCCTGTCCGCTGCGCGGTGGTTGGCGCCATCGCTGCCGGGAAGGAAAACGCCGAGATCGCGGCCAGCCTGAACATCTCCAGCAAGACCGTGGAGACGCACATCCAGCGGGCAAAGGAGGCGATGGGTGGCGTCAACCGGGTGCGTCTCGGCGTGCTCTGGGATCGCTTCGTTCGGGGCGACAACTACCAGGACGCCGCATGAGCCGGGAGATCATCGAGTCCATCTTCGCGCGCTGCGTCGAGATCGGCGACTGCAAGATCTGGAAGGGCGCGTACACCGACTCCGGCATGCCAGCCATGTACGTGCCCGGCAAGAAGGGCCTGCGCAAGGTGCGCCCGATCCTCTACGCCGCCCAGCATGGCGCGGTGCCGCCCGGCAAGGTGATCAGCCCCAGCTGCGGCGAGAAGGGCTGTCTGTGCCATCTGGAGGCAGTCACCAAGAGCCAGAGCGCCCTGTGGGCGGCGCAGCGCGGCGCGCTAGGCCGGCCGGCGCAGATCCGCAAGGGCGCGATGACCAAGCGGGCGCAGTCCTGGATCACCGAGGAGATGGTGGCCCGGATCAAGGCCGCACCCAATGGCAAGGTGGCCGCAGAACTCACGGGCGTGAGCCACAGCCACGCCAAGAACATCCGGCGCGGCACGGCGCGGGCTGACTTCGGCAACCCGTTCGGCGGGCTCATGGCTGCCAATGAAAAACTCGTGGCGAGGGTCTGAATGGAGATCATTTCGAGAGCGTCAGCATCGGCAGCTGGATTGACGCGCTACTTCACCGGAACTCCTTGCAAGCATGGGCATGTTTGCGAGAGGCTTGTGTCCAACAGAGGTTGCATTGCCTGCGCAGGCATCATATGCAAGCGGTATATCGCGAAGAATCCCGATCGCCGCGAGGCAATCCAGGCGAGCTGGCGGGCTCGCAATGCTGACCACGTCGCCAACTACGCGAAGGCCACAAGGCAAGACAAGTATGCGAAAGCCGCTGCGCAGCGGCGCGCGAATCCTGAGTTCTATCGTGAGCAGGCCCGCATCTATCGCGAAGCAAACAAAGAGCTTTGCAACGAACGGTCGCGGAGATCGGTAGCGCGCAAGCCCGAGTACTACCGAAAGAAGGGCTTGCAATGGCATGCCGACAACCCGGGAAAGTCCAATGCCGGAGTGCAAGCAAGGCGAGCAGCCAAGGCGTCAAGGACGCCCAGCTGGGCCGATGACTCCGCGATCAGGGCTGTGTACGAGCTCGCCCAAGAGGCTGGACTGACCGTCGATCACATCGTGCCGCTGCGCGGTCGGCTCGTGTCGGGGCTACATGTCGAGAACAACCTGCAGCTGCTGACCCTGGCTGAAAACGTCCGCAAAGGCAACAAGTTCCGCCCCGAAGAGTTCCACATGGGACCGGGGCCGCATCCCAGCGTGGCCGATCGCATCCGTTCGGCCGCAGCCGACGTCAAGGTCTACATCGGCTGAAACCACAAGCAGAGGAGTACCCCATGATCGCCACCTACCTGATCGCCAGCGCAATCCTGTTCACGCTCTTCGCAGTCTGCTGCATGAGGCCGCCGCGCAAGGACACGGACATCTATGCGGCGATGCTGCACACCGCCTTCGCCGTGCTCGGCTGGGTCGCCGTCGCCCGCTGGTTCTGACGGCAGGACAACCATGAAGCAAACACTCTCCATCACCGTCCGAGGCCGGGAGAAGACCTGGGCCTTCAACTTCAAGGGCGACCCGAAGTATCTCGAGGAATGGGAAGCAGACGGGCTGGAGGTCTACGAGGTGTTGAACACCATTCCCGAATGGGCCCAGCGCATGGGCCTGACGCACATTTGGTGCAGGGGTCAGGACGCATGGCGCTTCCTGCGCCTCTGGTAGGACCGAAAAGAGGAGTACCACCATGTACGACGGAAACGACGACACCAAGCCGCCATGCATTGGAGAGCGGTACGCCGGCGCGATCAGCGAAGGCAGTACGAGGGTCGGCAACGACTCCAACCGTGGCACGCCCGGCGACATCGTGGCGGCCGCCGGTATGGGCCGCTACCGCCTGGGCCAAGCGCTGATGCGGCTGTCGTCGGAGTGGCACTCAGGCGCGGTGCCGAAGGCGGGGAAGCTGCCGGACGTCAAAGACTTGGCGCGGCGCATCGCCAGCCAGCGTATCGAGGCCGAGATCGCCAAGAAGGGAACGCTGAAGCGCCCTGAGCGCGACGAGGCGCGGGCGAAGAACACCATCACCAAGGCCGACATGGATTTGGCGGCGGCGCAGCTGAAGACGCTGACGGCGCGCGCGACCGACTGGACCGGCCAGGAGAACCAGCTGCGCTTCCAGCGCCTGAAGACCTTGCCTGAAGTGCGCCGCGCGCTGCTGCATTGGGCCACGGAGCGGGGCTGGGAGGACGCTGAGCACCTGATCGCGCAGGTGCTGCAGCGGTTCCTGTCCCCCGTCTGCCCGGAGTGCGACGGCTCCGGCCTGCGGGTGACGCCCGGCACGCTGGGGCGGGAGATCACGATGCGCTGCAAGGCCGAGGCCTGCCAGAAGGACAAGGGCATGGCCAAGGTGCCGTACGGCGGCCGCGGCCAGCGCCTGCTGGACCATCTGGAGGTGTGCAAGGCGACGGCGGCGCACGACCTGCGCCAGGGCCTGCGGAAGGCCCGGCAGCCGGGCAACACCGAAGCGCGGGAGAACATGCGCGCAGCCGAGGCGGTCGAGATGCTGACCCGGGCCGACCGGGAGGCCGAAGCGGACGCGAAGCAGGACACGGCGGCGGTGGCGGAGCACTTCCGCCGGAGCATGGGCAGCCGTGGGCGGTCTGGGTCATGAACATCCTCGATCACATTGCGCGGCACTTGGCCGCGCACCCCATCGCCAACGGCGACTGCATCGCGGCAGAGAAGCTGGGATGCACCCCATACGGCGTCACCTCAACCAAGGAAACAAGCATGATCGGCGACCCCCATTTCAAGACATTCGTGAAGCTGGCAGACCAGCCGGCGCAGAAGCGGTGCCAGCTGAAGGCGCGGTCGGTGCATGTTGGGCACGGCCGCCGCGGCCAAGGCGTCGTCTATCTAGACGTGGCGCCGACCTACGCATTCGACACCGTCGTCATGCAAGCTGTGGCGGCGAAAGCGCCGATGCAGCTGGGGCTCGAGTTGTGCGACGGCAGGCGCATGCTGTTCACTGGCCGTGCGGAGCTGAACATTCCAGTGATGGCTGGCGCCCAGATGGAGGTGTTACAGCGCCTCTGCGTGCGGTTTACGCGGCTGGAGCACTTCCGGTGAATCGGCCATTCTGGCGCGGCTTCTGGGACGGGCTGGGGCTCGGGCCGCTCTGGCGGCGGGGCTTGACTTCTGGCTCAGCAGTCAGGCAAAATCGCGGCCCAAGACCGCGCACCACCTCCAAAGAACGCGGGCGACACTGATCGCAAGGGCCCACGCCTCACCCCGCCGGCACGCGAACGCCGGAGACAGTCGGGGCGAAGCCATTCCCGAATTCATGGACCCCGGCATTGACCGATGGGCCGATGGGAGCCAGACACCCAACGCCGCAGCGGCAACTACCCTGCGGCAAAGCTGGCAGCAACCATCTCAGGCCCGCCACGTGCGGGCCTTGTCGTTTCCAGCGGCTGTGCCGCTGCCCAGTTTCGGTGAACGCGCAGGCTGATGCGCGAGATGGCTGCACACAGTTGCCGACAAGGCGAATCGGTCTAAGTCGCGACCGGGATTTGGTGCAGATTCGGGGTGAGACGCAGCCCCAAGCCGGAGATCAGCACCGGCCACCGAATCGAGTTGTGAGGCGCGGTCAGCCTCCAGAGGGCGCGAACGGCAGGACGTCTCAGACGCCAATGCCACGCGACATGGCCCGAGCCAGCCTATCCCGCAGCCGGTGAGAGCCCGGCCCCATTTCGCGCCAGAGCGGCGCAACCCCAAGCCGGGCGCAGGCCTCTCCCATCCATAGATGCTCGCGTAGCACCTCCGGGGCCTTTGTCGCCCGCGCCCTACACCCCCACCTGTGCGCGCTGCCCGGCGTGACCGCCCGGGGCAAAGAGGCGGATCCTCCATAGCCACGGCGCCGCAGGGCTGGTACGGCGCGAGAACCGCAGCACCCCAGCCGGGGCAGTTCAAGCCCGGTAGGTCGGATGGGGAGCCCCTGCGCGCGGGCTGCGCGCTCCCCGAGGGAGGCTTCCCATGGCGCGAGACGACCTGGTCACCCCGGAAGAGATCGGCTGCCCGGCGTGCGGCATGTTCGGCTGCGACTGCGATGCACCGGAGCCACGGCGCCATGAGCCAAAACCCTGCCCCGCCTGCCACCGTGCCAGGGTCAACGGCATCTGCCAGTGCGCGACACAGGTGCCGCAAGCTGCCCCCACCCGGCAGGACGTTGAGGAGCTGATGGCCACGGCCGTGACCTGGAAGGACAAGGTCGAAGCCTGCCGCCAGACATTCCGCCACCACTGGCACGACACCAGGGACGCCGCCGAGATCGAGCGAATGATCGTGGACATGGCCACCAGGCTGTACCGGCCGTGACCGAAGACCTCACCCCCTACCAGAAGCAGGCCATCGCCCGCCGCCAGGCCGCCGAGGATCGCCTGCGCAAGGACATCACGGCAGCCGTCGAGCGTTTCCAAAAGCGGATCGGCAAGCACCGAGACGTGACCGGCGTGCGGGTGCATATGGCCGTCGAGCCGGGATCCATCCACTACCGCGTGCAAAAGGTGGAGGTGACAGTGCTATGAAGGATCCGATCGCCCGCCTGCTGTCCGTCATCTGCGGCTTCCTGTTCGCCTGCTGCCTGGCTCTGGCCGGCGCCGTCGGCTACCTCGAGCCCCTGCGCCAAGTGCAGGCCGAGCGCATCCAGACCCTGGAGTCGGACGTCCGCACCTACCGCGGCAAGCTGGTCAAGCAGGAAGAGGCCCACGAGGACGAGATGCGCAACCTCTCCGACCAGCAGAGCGTCTGGCTCTTCAAGGTCGAGGGCGAGCTCGCGGCGTGCCGGAGCGGGAAGAAGTAGCGCCCCTCATTCATCCACGCAGCCAGCGCGTGGCCCGGCTAGGGGCTGAATATGGCCGGGGTCAACTCCTCCCTGCGCACTCCATGGCCGCTGGCGTGATGTGCGAACCGCAGCCACCAGCCGGGGCTAGTTCAGCCCGGTAAGTCGGAATGGTCCGGCAACCCCCGACGGAAAAGGACGGCCATGGCCAGACTCACCGCCGACCAGTGGAAGGACGCCCGGCAGCGCTGGGAAGCCGATCCAACGGCGACCCACGAATCCATCAGCGAGCAGTTTGGCGTCTCCCGCCAGGCGGTGTCCAAGAAGGCCAACGCCGAGGGCTGGGCCAAGGTCGGAGCCCTGCGCCAGGTGGCCGAGAAGGCGCAACTGAAAGCGGACGCGAAAGTTGCGGCGCAAGTTGCGCAAGTAGCGGGCGCAACCGGTAAAAACGCCCAGCAGGCCACGCTCGAGGCATCCGTCGAGATCCGGGCGGACGTCATCGACCGACACCGCTCGGACTGGGCCGAGCACCGCAAGCTGTTCTCGCTGGCGGACGTGAAGAAGGACTTCGAGTCGGGCAAGAAGGCCAAGATCAGCGCCGAGATGCTCCTGATCCGCCAGAAGGGTGAGCGGGCAGCGTACGGCTTGGACGATGCCGGCGGGCAGGGCGATCCGGCGGCGGACGTCGCCAAGGCGCTGGGGAGCCTGATCGAGCGGCTGCCGGCGTGAAGACTGGCAATGCGCTGCTGGACCGGCAGCTGGCCAGGTGGTATCCGCTGAAGGACCACGCAGTGCAGTTGGCGCTGCTGGATGCGGTGCCAAGCGGCATTCGGTTTCCCCTGGTGCCGGCCGGCCGCCGCAGCGGCAAGACCGAGCGATTCAAGCGGTTCCTGGTCAAGCAGGCGAACCGGGTGCCGGGGCCGTACTTCGCGGCGGCTCCGACCCACGACCAGGCCAAAAAGATCTTCTGGGACGACCTGAAGGCGTTCACTCTGTCGGCAGTGCACACGCGGCGGCCCTCGGAGTCGGACCGTGTGATCTACATGCCCAACGGCAGCGAGATCCACGTCGTCGGCTTGGACAAGCCGCAGCGGATCGAGGGCATCCCCTGGAAGGGCGGCGGGATCGACGAGTTCGCCGACACCAAGCCGGAAGCCTGGGAGGCGAACATCCTGCCGGCGCTGAACACGGTGGACCCCAGCGCGCCGGACTACCGGGCCTGGTGCTGGCTGCTGGGAGTTCCGGACGGCCTGAATCACTACTACGACCTGTGCACTAGCGCCGAGAGCGGGACGGACCCTAACTTCCGGGTGTTCCACTGGAAGTCGGCCGAGATTCTGCCGCCGGACGTGATTGCGGCGATGCAGCGGGCCATGTCGGCCAAGCAGTACCGCCAGGAGTTTGAGGCCAGCTTCGAGACGGCCACGGGGCGGATCTACGAGGACTACAGCAAGGCCAACCACACCAGCGAGCGGATCCAGCCGCACGAGCAGCTGCTGTGGATGCATGACCAGAACTACACGCCGCTGTCGTCGGCGGTGGGCGTGCGGCGAGGCGAGAACGCGCGCGATCTGTACCTGCTGGACGAGATCGTGCTGACCTCGGCTGTATCCAAGCAGTCGGCGGCGGAGTTCGTGGAGAAGTTCAAGGACCACAAGAACCGACACGTGCTGGTCTACGGTGATCCGGCCGGCCGCGCCGGCGAGAAGCACGGGCACCAGTCCGACTACACCGAGATCGAGGGCGTGCTGCGGGCCAACGGCTGGACGTTCAGCCGCAAGGTTAAGCCGGCGGCGCCGGCGATCAAGGACCGGCAGAACGCGGTGCGCGCCAAGATCCGCGCCGCGGACGGCTCGCTGAGCCTGTTCGTGAACCCGGCGACAGCCAAGTGGTGCGACAAGGGCCTGGCGACGGTGCAGCTCAAGGAAGGCTCGAGCTTCCAAGAGGACCAGGACAACAAGTACCAGCACATCACGACGGCGATCGGCTACTGCGTTGACGTCGAGTGGCCGATCACCCGGCGCATGACCAGCGCCCAGACCACAGGACACTGACCATGGGCGTTGACGCGCAACATCCGGATTACGGGGCGGGCTCCACGCGGTGGAAGCGGGCACGCGACGCGGCCGCTGGCCAGGATGCCATCCACGCCGCCGGCGCCGCCTACCTGCCCAAGCTGTCGGAGCAGAGCGAAGACGAGTACCAGGCATACAAGGGAAGGGCGCTGTTCTATGGCGCCACCGGCCGCACGGTCGACGGCATGAGCGGCCTGGTGTTCCGCAAGCCGCCGACCATCACGCTGCCGGAAGGTGCGCAGTTCCTCGAGGACGATGTCGACACCTCCGGCACGCCGCTGGTGGCGTTCTCCGAGAAGGTTGTCGAGGAGATCCTCAAGGCGGGGCGGATCGGACTGCTGGCCGACTTCCCGGCGGTGCAGGGTGTGCGCACGCTGGCCGAGGAGCGTGCCATCGGGGCACGGCCGTACGTCAAGACCTACTGCGCCGAGTCCCTGATCAACTGGAAGATCGAGCGCGTGGGCAACCGCTCGGTGCTCACCATGGCCGTCCTGAAGGAGCAGGCCGAGATCGCCAAGGACGACTACGAGAGCGTGCGGGAGGACCGCTGGCGCGTGCTGCGCCTGTTGCCCAGCGACGCAGGCGGCCGCGTCTACACGCAGGAGTTGTGGCGCAAGAAGGACAGCGCTGTGGCGGCCGGCGCGGACCAGTTCGAGCAGGTGGAGGGCTATCCGGTCACGCCGATGCTGGCCGGCAAGCCAATGGGCTTCATCCCGTTCCTGGTCTGCGGGCCGATGGGGATCGACTTCGAGGTCGCCAAGCCGCCAATCCTGGACTTGGCGGACGTAAACATCTCGCATTACAAAACGACGGCCGACTACGAGCACGGGCTGCACTTCACTGGGCTGCCAACGCCGATCGTCACGGGGCACAGCTTCGAGACCGGCGAGAAGTTCGCCCTCGGGAGCTCGGTGGTCAAGGCGTTCGAGAACCACGAAGCCAAGGCCTTCTTCCTGGAGTTCACCGGCGAGGGCCTGGGCGCACTGTCCAAGCGGCTCGAGGAGAAGGAAGCCATGATGGCCGCGCTCGGCGCCCGGATGCTGGCCGCGGAGAAGCGGGCCGCGGAAGCTGCGGAGACGGCAGCCATCCACCGCTCAGGCGAGAACGGCGTGCTCGGCTCGCTGGCGATCGGAGCCAGCCAGGCGATCAGCAAGGCGCTGACCTGGTGTGCCGAATGGGCTGGCGTTGTCGGCGAGGCGAAGGTGGAGCTCAACACCGACTACCTGCCGGCCGGCATGACGTCGCAGGACATCACGGCGCTGGTGCAGGCTTGGCAGGCCGGGGCGATCAGCCACCTCACACTCCTGGACAACCTGCAGCGCGGAGAGATCGCGCGGCAAGGGGTCACGGCCGAGGAAGAGATCGCGCTGATCGAGTCCGAAGGCCCGAAGCTGGGCACCATGGGCGAGCCGGCCGGCGGCGTCCTGCCAGGCGGCGGAGGCGCTGGTGGCGGCGCCGGCCAATGAGCGCCTGCACGACGCCGCGATCGGCCATGCAGTCGATCTGAGCCACTACAGCAACGGAGTCGTACAGCGCATCATCGCAACGCTGAATCGGGTCGATGCGCAGCTGTTCGCCGACCTGATCGCAGCGCTCGAGCGGATGCCCGCGGAGTCCTTCACCGTGGAGCGGCTCGATTCGCTGCTGTACTCGGTGCGGGCGCTGAATGCCCAGGCCTATACGGCGGTCGAGCGGGAGCTGTCACAGGACCTGAAGGACCTAGTGTCCTTCGAGGCGGAGTTCCAGACCGGCACGTTCACCAAGGCGGTGCCGGGCGAGGTGGTGGCGCAGGTCGGCATCGCGCCGGTGCAGGTGGAGCAGGTCTACGCCGCGGCAATGGCCCGGCCGTTCCAGGGCGTGCTGCTGCGGGGTGTTCTGGCAGACCTCGAGGCAGGCCGGGCCAAGAAGATCCGGGAGACGATCGCTTCCGGCTACGTGGCGAACGAGCCCACGGCCAAGATCGTGCAGCGGCTGCGCGGCACCCGGGCGCTGAAGTACGAGGACGGGGTCTTCAACCGCAGCCGGCGGGATGTGGAATCGGTGGTGAGAACGGCGATCGGCCACACTGCAGCGTTCACCCGGGACCGATTCTTCGAGGCGAACGACAAGCTGATCGCGTCTGTGCAATGGGTATCGACGCTGGACAACCGGACCAGCCCCATGTGCCGCATCCGCGATGGCAAGCAGTACACGAAGGACGACCACAAGCCGGTCGGCCACAGCATCCCGTGGGGCGCCGGCCCGGGGAACCTCCACTGGTGCTGCCGTTCGACGGCCACGCCGGTGACGAAGAGCTGGAAGCAGTTGACCGGCGTCGACATCGAGGAGTTCAGCCCGGCGACGCGGGCCAGCATGGACGGTCAGGTGCCGGCGTCGATGACCTATGCCGAGTGGCTAGGCAAGCAATCAGCGGCGCGGCAGGACGAGATCCTGGGCAAGGCCAAGGGGGCGATGTTTCGCACCGGCAAGTTGCCGCTGGAGGGCTTCTACAACGACAAGGGCAAGGCCCTGACGATCGAGGAAATCAAGGCTCGGGAACCCGAGGCCTACAGCCGCGCCGGCCTGGACCTGCCGTTCAAGCCGCCGCCGGGCAAGCGCAAGGACGAGATCGCGCTGTTCCTGGAATCTCAGCCGGCGCAGGAGGCGATGTTGTCCAAGCTCTACTCGAGCCAGGGGATGGACTACGGAAGCCAGGCTTTGAGGGTGAAGCTGATTCGAGCTGATCAAGGTTACGACTCCACGGTCGAATCGCTGGCGGCGGTTCGTTACTACACCGGGGAGGGCTACGACGCCATCAACAAGCGGATGCGCGAGTCGGTGGGAACGCTTGAAGACCGGCAGTTTTCGGCGCTGGCTGTCTCCAGCTTCCCGGGCATCGGGGAGTACAAGGGAGAGATCTGGCGTGCTCCGTCAAGGCGTGCGTCAGGCGCGGATGCCTGGTGGGAGCGAGCCACTGTTGGGCATTACCTCGACATGGGCAACCAGCTGCAGTCCTTCTCGAACTCATCGGCACTTGCCGCAGATTGGGCGGCACGCGGGGACGTGCTGTTGCGCGTTGAAAAGAGCAGGGTGGGGGTGTACATTGAACCGCTCTCGCTCAACCACGGCGAACATGAGGTGCTGTTGCCTCCCGGGTTGAAGTACCGTGTTGTCGGCAAAGGTGCCAAGACGATCGCTGGGCGCGAGTATCGAGTGATCGACCTGGAGATTGAAAGTGGCGACGAGTAGCACCCCAATCAAGGACCGGCGGACGTACAGCGTCTACGGCCTGTTGGCTGCTGGTCGCCGCTTTGTGTGCGACTACGACGAGCAGGACGCGATCGAGGACTACCTCGATTTGCACCCCGGAGCCGACGAGGCCGCGGTGCGTGCGGAGTTGCAGGCCGAGATCAAGAAGCATGGCGGCTGACGGCAGGCCAGGCCTGCACCTCGTCCCACCGTCCGAGCCCAGCGCCAAGGACAAGATCCTCCAGCGGATCAAGGCTGCGCCGAAACCTGACGGTCTGCTGCAGTGCAACCGCTGCGGCGGCCGAACCGTGCTGAACACCGAAGCGGGCGTCGTCGTGAAGAACGGCCGGCGCCAGCGGGGAACGAAGATCGACACCGACGTCTGCGCCAACTGCTGGAAGCAGGGGATCGCAGTACCGATGCAGCCGGCGCTGAAAGAAGCGAAGTGATGGAAGCGCTGGCGTTCCTCAACTCCCTGCGGCCAGCGCTCCCTATGAGCGTCGAGCGGCCATGCACGGAGCCATCGAATGGAGAGCTGCGCCGCTGGATGCGTGACGGCGCCGTGATGCTGAACGGCCGCACGTTGCGCGCTGGCGAGGATGTGGGCGAGGTGGAGAGCTTGGTGTTCTTCCCCGCGTCGCAGCGCCGCAAGACGACGCTGTTCTAACTCAGACACCGGGCCGCAAGGCCCACCCGAATCAAGCCCGCCAGGGGAAACCTCGGCGGGCTTTTTCACGCCCGTTAACCCGGGCGTGCTCACCTGCCGGAACACGGATGTGGGAAGGCGCTCCCGCGGCCGGATGGCCGCACCCGTACTGAGGGCGGATGCCCGAGGAAACAGCAATTCCATGAAGCTCAAACTCGACGACAAAGGCAATGTGGTTCTCCAGGACGG